TTAATGCTTCTATCTTTTTGTATAAATCAGTGCCTAAATAATTTTGCATATGTATGTCCTGCGCTATGCGTATATAGGGTAGGAAAGAATCTGGGTCGAGCGACCCGTTAGCACTTGTAAAAGTGATGAGGTCATTTCGAGTTATTAGTAGTGCTTTAGCCATTATATTGCGTCTTTAGGTAGGTTAGTATTTCTAGGACTAAAGCCTTTTCTCGGCATATCGTTAGGAGCTACAGGCACTTTTTGGTCGTTAACTGGTGCTACAAAACCTTTGCTTCTAGCTTTACCTGTTGTTATCTCTGTTTGCTTACCATCTTTAAGCATATAAGTCTTTCTAAACCATTTATGCCTACATCTAGGACCGCCTTTATATAGCCAGATTGAATAGGTTGAAGCCCCAAACTCTCCAAAGCCAGCGTTAACAGGTTTATTGTCCATCATTATAATATCTTCTTTACGATACACTTTGTCCGCTGATATCATCTTCTTACAAAACTCTCTAGAATTTTCCCTAAAAGATTTAGGTGCGTAGGTATATCTTACTTTAAAGATAACTCCCTTTTGACTTTCTTGCTTTGAAGTACCATCTTGCTCACTTTTAGCTTTAGGTCTTGCAACTCCTGTACTAGCTAGGTTAAGCATTTTGTCTAGAGTTTCTTCATTGTCATAATCTACCTCTCTTTCATCTACAACTTCGTAGTTTTCTAAGTCCTCATCTTCTCCTAGAGCTATTAACTCGTCAGCTATGCTGTTTAGTATTTTATCATCTATATTATTGTGGAAACATTGCCTAGTAGCTTCTAGTGCTTCTACATCATCTTCTTGTTTTACTCCTGTTTCTTCTTCTATTGTTTCAGCGTCTAGTGTATCGTCTACGTCCATAAACTCTAAAGGCTCAATAGTCTTAAAATACAAGTTTAAGCTAATGTTATTTACAGCAAACATTTCATCTAATGCGTCAGTAATTAAGTCTTGATAAGGCTTAATAACAACATTGTTAAATAATAGACTAGCGTTTTTAATCTCGTCAGCGTTAGAGCCTAACCCACCATTACCATCTCTTAATCCTAGCAATAATGGACTAGTTACTCTGTGCGTTAACATTATTTTTCTTTGACATTCACTACTAAGATACTCATAGTGTGAAGGGGCGTCTGTCAAACTTACATCTTCAATAGTAGCTTTACTTTCTGCGTTGTCATTAAATGCTATTATTACCTTTTCACCATAGCTACCTGTTAACTTAGATAGAACTTGGTTTTTAATAGATTGCATTTTTTCCTCTGTCGGTACACCTGAATTGAAATTTAAAATTTTAGTCCCACTAAAACTAGATTTAGCGTCATTTATTAAATAGTCTGCTATTTCACGCTCTAGAGTGCAGTAAGATGTCTGCCAATCCGCAGGACTATAGTAAAAATACCCTGTATAATATTTTCTAATTATGTAAATCTCATTCTTAGCACCACTACCAAAAACAGGAAACTTTTTTAATACTGTGTTCTTAGTTACTTTAGACCAATCAGCAGAATATAAATAATTTTTTATTACTCCATCTTCTCCACATTTCTCTGCTCTTAGCGTTTCTCTTGGAAAGTGTGTAATACTTGCTATTTGATTGCCTTTATATGTAACTTGAAAGCTACCCTCGCCTAATAACTTTAAATCTTGACAAACTCTTCTTAAATCTTTAGGCTTTAACAAACCTTTCATTTGTGCGTACTGCTCAGGCTTTCTATTGCTGTCTGTAGCGTCTAAGCCTTTACCGTAGATTTGGTTTACAATACCATTAATAACAGCGTTATTAGTCGTAGAGTCCATAAAAGCGTCTATAAGACACTGATAATAGTCGTTATTGTCTCCAATACCTACCCATTGCTGATTTTTTTCTTCAGTTATAGTAGGTCTTTCGTAGCTATTAAGTTGTATTAAGTGTATGTTGTCCATTATGCAAATATGTATTCGTTGTCGCCTGTCGAACTTTCAGTGTAAACATTGTTACTTATGTTAAACGTGCTAACTGTTTGGTCTGTTGCAAATATCTTGTCTCTATATATAATCGTGTTGTCGGTAGTGTTTCTAATCTCGTAGGTATAAAAATTAGCTTCTGTAAGCGCTTGAGTCGTGCTATAAGTGTAATAATAGTCTACAGCAGTTAAAGTTGCGTTAGAATCAGTAAAAATAACTTTATTTAGCTCTTCAGATTTTATCACTAGTGAATAGGTTTTACTGCCAGAGATTTCTTCCCTAGTTGTAAAGTTAATAATTCTAGTCCCACTTGTAGATAATACCTGCATTTTTTTTTAAAATAAAAAAAGGGAAGGAAACTTTTGTAACCTTCCCTTAAAACTAAACATTATATATTGAATCACACAAACTATGAATTAGTGCCTACTACTATTGTGAACGTTCCAGCCATACCTGCAAACGGGTCACCTGCTACAGCACTCTCTATAAAGTTTGCTGGCATTTTCTCTGTCGCTGTAAGAGTTAATGAGTATCCGCTCATATCCCCCATAGCTGCTCCTGTGGCAATACTACCTCCAGTTATTTCACACCCAAAATCTACTCCACACATCATACAATTTCCGTTATAGTCTTCTACCACTATATGCGGTCTTCCATATGCAAGAAGTTTTACCTCTTTATTGTCTTCTTTACTTAGTTTAGGTAAAGATAAAGTTAATGTTTGTTCGAAAAAGGTTGTTCCGTTTTCTCTAGAGCTAGTAATAGCTTGTTCTAAAGAACTACTTCCTTTAACATCATATTGAAAAGCAGAAGCCGTTCCTGTCATATTAGAGATTTCATCTCCAGCATTAAAAGTAACAGTCCCTAAATCTCCAAAATTAACAAAATAAACTTTAGTGATTCCCCCTAATATATCCTTACAGGGAATTTTCCTACCAATTGATAAATCACAAGCCATTTTTTATTTTTTTTGTAACTGCTTGATTATCAAGCAATTAAGTTAATACTAAAGGGGAGGTTTTAGACTCCCCTAGTTAATTATTATGCGTGGTATAATACAACATCAGAACCGATAGCGTACTGAACACCAGCACTCATTCTCATAATGATTCTTGAATTTTGAGAACCATCAATTTCTGACATATCAATGTATTTAACCTCTTGGTTAACATCTGAAAGTAAACCACACCCGAAGAATAAGTTAGTGCTTTCAGCAGCCATTGCTGTATCGTCATTAAGACCGTTAGCAACTACTACAGGAATACCATCAAAAGATAGTGCTCCGTTAGCGTACCATTGAGTTCCTTTGTTATCTGTTCCATTTGCTCCAATTGTAGCAACAAACCCACCTAATGCTCTAACGTATGCTTTAGCAATGTTTTGAGAAACATAAATTTTAAGGCTTTCAGAACCGTAAAGAGCTGCAGGAATAGCGTCAACAATAGACCCTAATTTTGCAATTACGTTTGAACTTGTTACAGCAGCGTGAGAAGCAACATCAACAACTGTAGCGTCAGCTAAAGCAAGAGTTACTAAACCATCAAACTGTCCTGAAGAACCTGCTGCGCCTTCCCAAATGTTAGTCTCAATCTTAGCAGCTACCATTCCAGCAACGTGTCCAATCATAAAATCTTTAAAGTTAGCTGGTAAATCATCATAAGCAGAATAGCCTGCTTGTGCGCCAATCCAATCTTGTCTGTAGTCTTTAGTACATAACTGAACATTAGCTTGAACTTCTTTCAAAGTTAAAACTCTTTCAGCCACATCTACGTCCATATTGTGGTCAAAATCACAAGTAGCATTTACTAAAACGCTTCCAGTTGTACTGATTTTTTTCATCACTCTTTTGTAGTGAATGTTAGGTAAAACAGTAATTAAACCTTTTTCTAGTGTTGGCGCACTAAGTAAAGCTGCAGCTACATAATCCCCTGCGAAACTTCCAGCATATGTGCTACCAGTAACAGTATTTGCCATCTTTGTTGTTTTTTATTTATTATTATTATTTTTACTAATTTTTGAAAACACACTGTCCATAATAGTGTTTTGTTTCTTAGGTGAAATTTTTCTACCTACGTTAACTTTCTCATTATTTTCAGGATTGTGTTTAATCGGTTCTGCTACTTCTTCTTTTGCAGTAGCTAATTCAACTTCTTGAACTTCTTCTTTTACTTCTTCAGATAGTTCTGTAGTCTCCTCTTTAATTTCTTCTTCTGATAACTCAGTGTTACCTTTTAGCTCTGTTATTAGTGCTTTAAGTTCATCAATAGTAGTGTTAAACTGTTCTACACTTACAAATTGAACTTCTTCTTTAGACGCC